GTAACGTACTGCAACTCCTGCTTGTCCAATTGATGGCCAAGGCTCTGCAATGCGAGCAGGAACACGCCTCAGGAGCGCCCCCGTTTAAGGGCGACTTGAGAGTTGCGGGACTTTCCCGTACTCTCGAGGTCTACTTAGGCAAGCCATTGGCTGTCGAAGTAGGCACCAGACGTGGCGAAAGTCGCCATCATCTAGCGCGACGGATCCGCGCAAAGTACCCGGATCTGTCCCCCGACGTCTGCGATAAGATCGCTTCGAAGGGGCTGCAGTCGCTCAAACGTGTGAGCAACTGCGTAGAGGCGATCAAGGATAACTTGATCACTTCGAGCCCAGACCTGATCCGAGAGATCGCTGGGCAGCCTGAGTATAAGAAGCTTATACATTGGGCCTATTCGCTCGGTGCGCATCGCACCGATCGAGTAACCAAGGAGTGGAAGCGCTTCGCTGTCCTTCTCCGTTGGCTGGCACTTCAGTCAAAGACTGAAGTACCAGAGCTCCCCAGGGATTTCCCTGGGTTCCATGGCACTTGGAAAGTGCCAGAGCTTCCGCCGTTTTGGCAGAGACTCCTACCGTGGTTGGTACCAATCACGGTGCGGGGGGTGGAGACGAAGGCCGAGGCCACTCGTCTCTCGCATCTCATCACCAGCAGGAATTTTCCTGCTGGAGATGAAGTCACTCGACAAGAGTCGCTCGCGTCTCACGCGAAGACATTGTTCAGTGAACCCACAATCAGCCCTGTTCGCAGTAAAATACTGGAACGGCTTTCCTACTTTGTAGGAAAGATGGTGGGAGATCGGGCCGACAGTGGAGGTCATACCTCCAACGGTCACCTATCGCTCACTTCCAGTGCTTCACTGGATTCGAGCGTTCAGGAGGGCGGTCGAGCCCACGAGGTCGGTATAAAATACCGCCGGTGGGCAGGGACCGTCCCGAACGAGGACGTTTTAGACACGACCTGGTTCGGCCGAAGTTACTGGAAAATTTCCGGTACTCCGGTATGGCAAACCATGTGCAGGCAAAGCCTGCGGCATGAGCCCTCACACGAGGCCGGAGAGTCCGACGATCGTGTGAACTTGGACTTCGACAATTTTAAATTGTCGGATCCAATTTTCGGTCTTGATGAGACCACCGGGTATCAACTACTCCAGTGGTCAATCGAGGAGGGACTGGCGCAAGGCGTCCTTGCAGGAAGTCCATTCGCCTCAGAGGCGAATCCCATCAGGCTCAGGGGTGAGAAGCTCACTCCCGAGCAGTTTATCGACAGGTCTAGGAGAGCGGCATTGCCTTCTATCCGACCTAGTGCGATTGGCGAACCCGGGGCAAAGTCCCGGGTAGTCACCGTCGGAGAGGATTGGTTAACAATCCTCCTCCAACCTTGGTGTCATCACATCGTTTCGATGTTGAAACTCCATCCGAGTGCCACTTCGGGTCTTACCCGAGGGTGGCAGCTCTTCGAGTGGGTGAAGCGATTAAACGATCGCACCCGCCCGCGTAACGTCCACTTCTTAAGTTCGGACCTTACGACTGCGACAGACTTCTGTACGCTTGAATACTCTCGAGCAATGCTCGAAGGTTTTCATCGAGGTATCGGTCGGCAATCCGACCGATACTTCGCACTTTGCGCGCAGGTACTTACCTGCGGCCGAGTGTATGAGTGCGATCATGATGGTGTAAGACACCGGTTCTTTGATCGCGCCACGACCAGGGGCATCTTAATGGGTGACCCTGGTGCGAAAGCAGTCTTAACCCTGCACAACCTTTGTGCAGAGTACGAGGCCTTCATGCGCTTCCAGTGGAACATGCTGGAAGCGCCTGACGAAGCGTTCCTTGAACGTATTCGTCAATCAGACGGTCCCTCCAGCGCGAGCTGGCGTCACTTCGTCTGTTCGGGGGATGACCACTTTGGTCAAGGTCCTCCAGAGTACCTTGCGAGAATTTCTCGCAACCACGGTTTAAACGGAATGTCCGTTTCCTGGTCTCAGAACTTCGTAAGTTCGAGAGGTGGTTTCTACTGTGAGGAGATGCTCCTCACGGTAGGGCTTCATGACCGACAGATCTGGGGCGGGACTGTCCCGCTCCGCGATCGGAAGTATGAAGATCAACCTCACATCGATGCGATGAAAGTTAGGTTGCTCTCCCCATGTGCTAAAGAGCACGAGGGGAAAGATGAGCCAAACCCTGCCATTGGCAAGGCCCGCCAGATGCATGGCATGCTGGCCTGGCTCGGGGGAGGGTGGGAACAAACTATTCCCATCTTCTCAGCTAGGTGGAGCTACCGGATGAGGAATTTCCTCCCTCCGGGTATTCAGACCTACCTCCCAATCGCGTTGGGAGGTCTGGAAGCACCGGCGTACCATCTGACAATGTCAGAGGTACGCGATGGTCTGCGGCGTTTAGCCGCGGAGCATCAGTGGGCCATCGAGCAAGTTCTCGATGGTACCGCCTCTCCGCTATTGCGCCGAGCGGTCGCGAGTTTCGCGACCGACGCGCGCGCGAGAGGTGTCTCCCAGGATCTGATCGAGGATCAGATCAAGGAGACACTCCAAATCATGGACCTTGTCCATGGAGTGGACGACGAGGCTCTAAGAAGCTTAGAGGGCGTCGATGAGGATAGCTGGAGGAATCTCCGCTATCGCGACAAGGTGGCGATCGCAAAGCGTCGTCGCCTCATCACAGTGAACGACGCGATCGGTGTGATCGGTCGTCCATATCTCTTCCGGGATATGTTATATCCCGAAATGAGCGCTCGACACGGGATTGACCCGTATCGCACAGGCGCGTATGAGAACGTGCCGTGGCCTAAGAGGCAAGCGACGCATCTTCTTTCTATGAAAGGTGCGATTTCTTTCCCGCAGTCAGGTTTTACCTGTATGAGGGAGGCCACCATCCAGCGCATCGCTGAATGGTGCGTCGAGAATAAGCCACTCGACATTCCTCGAGAAGTATATTTCTTCCCTGAGGAGGTTGTAATTCACGAGGATCTCGCGACATTACGGACCCCCCTCTAGTTGATAACTAGCAAGGGAGCCTGGTGCACGTTCAGTGGCGGTTTACTAAGCCGTAGCCAGAGCAACCGGTGTCCACTTACTAAGTGCACTCCGTTGCAG